TCGTTGTAACCGTTGTGTTTTGAGTGTTTAACGAATTCGCTTCACAATACTGGGTTCCAGCATCACAAGATCCTGTTTGTTGGCCATAGCCATAAATAGGCAAAAAAGCCAGTAATAATGCGGTTTTGCAGAGTTTCGACATGCCTGTATTTTAGCATGTCTAAAAAATCATTTTTTCCAGGGTAGTTTGGCTACTATTTTGTTCCAAAGTTCAGGCTTAAATCTTTCAATAGACCAAGCGATCACTACTGCTACTACTATTAATGGTATTAATACTTCCATGCTGTTTTACCTCAATTTTTTTGTAATTATATACTTTTTTTGGCATGAACGATTCTTTGCTCGTAATTTTCAAAGTCTTTTGGATCACTAAAATGTATATCACAAGCAATAGACAGCCTTGGTTGGTCGTTTATGTTTTCTTTTACGCCATGCCAAAGGTGACAATCAATTAAATGCAATTCACCTACTCTGTTAGGAACATGGCCCACATCATCATAAAAAGTAAAACAATTATCAGGACCTGAAATAAAAATGTTACAAGCATAAAAAATATTTTCAGGATGACCATGATTGTGCATGATTATTCCTTCACCTTTATTAAGAATATTGACCCAACATTGAACCCAAAATTCATCTTCATCTTGCATAATTGGTAAGTCAAAAAACTTTTTTGTTATATCAATTTCAGGTATGTAATTTAAAAAATTATATGAAGAATACCTTGCGGTTGTTCCTGTATACATATCTGTAGTTATAGGCAAAGCAAGTATTTCTTGTTCTTTTTCTAATAAAACTTTTTCAATTAGCTTACATTCTTCTGTTGATAAGAAGTTTGGAATTTTTATGTGCATTTATTTATGACTGTAGCTAAAGCTAAAACAATCCTATCTTTAGGCGTTATGCCATTTTCAGGATGATGAAATAAACCCGAGTGCCAAAGATACCATTTGTTTATTTCAGGTTTTATTTTAAAATTTTCAAAGCTAGTGCCTAGTTTTGTTGGCGTAATATACATTACAGCAGAAAGTTGCAAACCTTTTTCTTTTTTATACATATGGTTATGAACAACACTTGCTAATTCTGAGTCTTTAGATGCGTAATACCCCCATACATTCTTTTTAGTAAACTCAAACTTATCTGTTCCTAAGTAAGTTTTAAAAAGGTTTTGAATAGAATCATCAATAACCGTAAAGGCTTGATCTATTTTTAAATCGCTTTGTATTTTTGGATGTGTACATACTTCCTCATCACAACATTTGGTTTCTTTAGTGTACTTAATTAAATCTTGTTGAAATTTTTTGTTGTTAACTTTAGCTATGTAAGGGCAATCAAAAACCTCAATCATCTTTTGATGCGTAATAGTCAGGCAACCCTATCATAGGCCTGCCATCAAACTTATTAAATTTTGCTTTTGGATTGCTTGCATCATTGTAATGTAAAAATACCTGTCCGCAGTTTTCACCTTCAAAAGGTTCTCTCCAATGTTCTAAATCGCAACCACGATACATGAGCATATCACCTCTTTCTAATTTAATTTCTATGCCTTTTTTACCCCTTTCACCTGATGGTTCTAAAAAGATTGACCAATCTTCGCCACCTAAAAACATAGTGGTAGATATTTCGCAAGATGATCTATCTTTATGTCTTGTTAACTCATCACCTTTTTTATAGATTCTTGCATACGAATAAGTTTCCGTTAGCTTTACGCCTGATTCTTTTTCCATAATAGGTTTAACTTTTTGCAATAATGTTTCCATAACAATATCAGCGTAATGCGAATAGGTTTCAGGTATTTGCACATCATTCCAAACGCCAAAATAAGTTGTAAATTGTGAAATAAATCTATCATCAAACATATGTCTTGCTACTGCTCTTTTATTTAAAAAGTATTGATAACAAAAATCTGCTAACTCTGTTGATATAGCGTTTTTAATAACTTGGTATTTATTTTTCTTAAAGCTCATCTAAATGGATATCCTAAATTCCAACACACTAAGGAGTGTCGTATTCCTTTGGTTACTGGTGTAACTCTATGCCAAACAAAAGAAGGGAAAACAACCAAACTACCCTTTGGTCTAATTTCTGTACAAACTCTTGGTTGTGATGCTTCATCTTGATTCCTAAAATCAAACTCTAAGTCACCACCCTCATATTCGTCAGGATCAGTTAAAGATAAAGTCATGCTAAGTTTTCTTAACTTACCATGTGAATTTCTATTTTCAGGATGATCATAAGGCTCTATATGTGAGTCACAATGCCAGTCATAAAATTGACCTTTTTTATATTCGGTAAATTGACAAGACTCGCTAAAATCCCATTCAAAATTCCATTCAGCACTTGCATTTGCTTGATGGATGTAAGGTTGTATTTCTTTGTATATCCACCTGTCATACATCCATACAATATCTGACTTGCGTTTCTTTTGAATGTTTTTAAGTTCTAGTTTAGTTAAGTTGTCTTTATTAGCATTACCTGTAAGAGCCATTTCTTTATTCTGCTCTTTGCCATAACGAACAATATCGTCACATATTCTTTCGGGAACAGCCGATTTAAAATACCAGTAATACCATTTAAGATTCAAAATAACCTCTCTCTATTAAAAAGTCTTTTACCCATTTTTCTAAAGATGTATTTTTATAACCATCTATAATTGATTCGCTTAAATACATATTCAAATCATAATTGTTTTTTTCTATTTTATCTTCTTTAACATCATGATAGACCCCATCCAAAACACTATCATCATATTTAATATTGTTTATAGAAAATTGTTCTAAATCAACATACCTATGTTTATAGGTTGGAATCTTTAAAAATTTATAAATGCGTTTTATATTTTTTTCAGGATTTGTTGTTAAATCTTCATAATTAATTTTTATGTAATCATTATTACTTTTAATGATGTTATATATAGCATAAGCATAAATAGCAGTCATGCCTTCAGTCATTTCATAAAAACAAGAATCTTTTAAATCTTTTTTATTCCAATTTTTTACTCTAGCAAGAGAGCCTAATATTTCTATAAATGGTCTTTCTAAAATAATAAATTTTGGATTTGGGGTAACATATTTTTTTATAAGTTCTATATTTTTAGGAGTTCCCCAAGGACTTCTATCAATAATATGATTGCTTTTATAGTCTTTAAAATATAGTTCTAAACTACCTCCTATTAAATTATCTAACGATTGATGGTCAGGAAAATTTTTAAAGTTTGTTGTTTGTTTAAGTTTTTCAAGATCATATAAAATATCTGCTGTAATGGAATTAGCAGTAACACTTATATTTGAATTTTGATTTAATATGGATGCAAGTAAAGTGTTTCCACATCTAGGCAACCCACATAAAAAATAAATATTTTTCATCTTCTCTCTCTTAAGAGATCAGTATAGTTTAGATATGATTTAAAAGAAAGGTTGTTGTTAGTTTGTCCAAGTACCAGCTTTGACTGCTCTAAATACTGCTTTTAAATCCCAAACGCTTGAAGTTCCATCTACATAGTCAACTTGAGGTTCATTAATAATTACTGTACCTGAACCACCAGGTGCAGCACCAAGGGGTTCAACACTTCCTGCAAAAGATGTTTGAGCACCGCCTCCGCCTCCAAGATTTACACCACCTGCTGTCCAAGCTGGAATATTTGTATAGCCACCAGCATTATCAAATGTTGGTGAAACTTTACCAGCATTACCACCACCCCCTGAGCCACCTAAACCACCGTTAGGATTTCCGTTATTTGAGAATAATGGGCCAATGTATGAAGCACCGCCTCCGCCACCGCCTCGAGTAACACTTGATCCTGTAATAGAAGATGCTAGTCCAGCACCACCATTTCCACCATGTGATGCTGTAGTTGGAACAGGTGAACCTATAGTTTGACCAGCAGCACCTGCTCCGCCTCCGCCTGCTGAATAGCCACCTGGAGAGGTATCTCCTCCTGGATTTCCTTGACCTGGAGTTGCTGAACCACCAGTACCACCTTCATAACCACCGCCACCTGAACCGCCTGGATTACCATTTTCAGGTGTGCCTGATACTCCTATACGACCACCACCACCACCTATAGCTGTAAGAGGTGCTGCTGCTCCAAGGACTGAATTTGAACCATTTGAAGCTGAAATATTTCTTGGATATGGTCCTGCTGGGGGAGGAAATACATCACTTGGATTTGAAGAAGCACCGCCTCCTCCTACTGTTATAGGTACAGGACTTAAAGGTAAAGGATGGGAGGGTACTTCTAAATGTCCCCCTGCTCCGCCACCTGAACCGCCTCCGACACAACCACCGCCACCACCAGCTAAAACTAATACCCAAGCATTAGTTGTTCTTGGTTGAGCAGCAAATGTGCCTGAAGAATTAAATGTAGAAATTTGTTGAGCTTGAGTTCCTGCTGTTAATGTTTGTGCTGCTCCGATTAATCTAGGCATTTGTCCAATTCCCTGCTTTTACAGAATCGTAGACTGCGTTCATATCCCATACTCCTGATGTGTTTTCTAAAAAATTAACTGCAGGTTCTTTAATTATAACTACACCTGAGCCACCTGCTCCACCTGGAACTGGAGTAAAGGGTGGATTACCAATATCAGTTCCACCACCGCCACCCCCAGTGTTAGCAACTCCGCCTGGGTTTGGTGAATCTACAGGATCAGAACCATTAGCTCCGCCACCTAGACCACCTTGGCCAACAATACCATTGTTTGAAAATCTTCCTACGCTTCCGCCACCACCTGCTCGATAAACAGGTGTACCTGTAATAGATGAAGCTACGCCATCTCCGCCATCCCAACCATGTTCAGGGGGTGGAGCGATTGGGTAAGGCAAAGGTCCTTTACCTGCTTCACCTGCTCCTCCACCTCCACCACCGCCTCGGTTGAGTGCAGCATTACCGCCTGGATAACCTTGACCTGCTGTTCCCACACCACCGCCTGTTGAATAAGAAGCACCGCCACCTGAGCCACCATTTCTTACTGTAGCAGGATTAGCAGGGTTAGGTACAAAACCTGCTCCGCCACCGCCAATAGAAACTATCCCATTAAAACTTGAATCTGATCCTTTGTTTCCACCAGGTGAGACTGGTCCTGGAGGTGCTGGGCTTACTCTTCCTATTCCGCCACCACCTACAACAACTGGATAGGCTGTATTTCCTGTAACTGGACTTAAAGGCTCTGCTGATGCTCCGCCACCTGATGCTTCACCAGGGACTGAACTACGATAACCACCTGCTCCGCCTCCGCCTGCTCCTGCTCCTGCTGAATCTCCACCACCGCCTCCTGCAACAATAACATATTGAACAGCTGTACTTCTAGGAGCAGTCGTTAAAGTTCCACTTGCGTTGAAGGTTGTTATTACTTCAGCTTGAGTTCCTGATTCAGGTTTATAATCTATGCCTACTATTCCGCCATTAGGACTAGCCATGGTTAGACCTCATTCCATTGCAGATTAGTAGCATCCCATTCGTAATTGGTTATAGTTTCAAAATTATCGCCTGTAAAGGTTTGACCTAACCATTTTTGATTATCTTCATCCCAATTGAGTCTGACTGGTGCTGAGTCTATTTCTGTAACTGTTGGATAGGCAACTGGTGCTTTCCAGTCATCGTTAGAATCTAATGACCAAGATGGGTAAGGTTGAGGAGCTATAAATTTATCTTTTGATGCATCATAAGTATCGCCAATACCTGCATAGTGTTTTCTAAAATTGTGATTGTATGAAGTTTGTTTCCAAGCTGTTCCATCTTCTGAATGTGGAACGATAGATGCTACAAATGTTTCTGCCTCAGAGGATAATTCTCCTCCGTTAGCTTCTACATCATCGTTGGATATTACTACTACTCGTAATACTTCGTTGCTTGAATTAAGTTCTGCAAAATGAGCCATAGTTTAACTCCTTACGCATCATCTAAGATTTCACCTGAAATAACATACTCCAAGTCTGAATCGGCTGAAGCAGTTAATCTAAGTAAATCTGTTTCGTCTAAATAAACTTGTGAATTTTTATCAATTACTACTAAAGTTGCGTCTGCTGGAACTGATACGGTTGAAGCTATTTTGTAATAATTTGAACCATTATCAACTGAAACTTCTATTGTAATATCAGCAGCGTTTGTTCCGTCTACATTAGAGATAATAATTGTGTTAACTTTTTGAACTTTATCAGCAGCTACATCAATTACATCTGTAGGTGAAGTAGTAACTGCACCTGCTATTGTAAAAGGAAGTACGCTTGAAACATTTACTAAATTTGGTGTTGCCATAATATTTTCCTAATTTTATCCGAAAACCAAAGCCATTGCTATAGCTTTACCTGTTGTTGCTGCAGATGCATCGCCTATGGTCAATACACCTGTAACATTCAAATTGTTAAGTGCATCAATTATAGCACCATTTGTAGCTCCTGCTCCATCAGCATAAATTGCCATGGTGGATCCATTGGCAACTGTTATTGTTGCACCGCTGGAACCTTGTTTAAAAGTAAGTGATTGGCCGCCAGTTGTAGCGTTGTCTACGATCCAAAGTTTGCTTGAATCATCAGGGGCCAAAGTAATTGTTCTTGTGGCTGTTAACGACACGGCAGAAGTAAATTTAATAAACATGTACCTGGCATCGGATGCGGCACCGTCTGAAATAGTTAATGTTGCATCAGCATCAGAGCTTAGTTCATGATTTACATAAGAAAATGCATTATCTAATAATTGATATTGGGTGTTAGTTTCAGTTCCCCAGGTTCCACTACGGGTTCCTGTTTCAATTTGTCTGATACTTAATGAAGTAGTAAATGTATCTGCCATATATATGTCCTCGTTTAAAGATTATACCAAATTTATTTAAGCGGCAACTTCCTCCCAGTTAGGAGTTTGACTTTCGTCAATTAATGACCAAATTAATGGATCATCAACCGCTGCATTTATTTGTAATCCTATTAGTGTTACGTTTGCTTTTGCGATTATTATAATGGATCCAAGCTCTGCCTCTACATTTGATGGGGGTGAAAAAATTTCAAATTTGTTGGTGGTTCTTGTTGTTGCCGTTCCAAGTGCCGAGGTAATTTGTTGGCCAGCAGGTTCGGCATTAGCCTCACCGTCAACTGTAACTGAAGCAATTCCTAGGGATGAGGATATACCTGTTAATTCAACATCAGCTTCTGCATCAATAACCACACTGGAAACTCCAAGGGTTGATGTGATTCCTGTTAATTCAACATTTGCTTCGGCATCAATTTGTACGGATGCAACACCTAGGCTTGAACTGATACCTGTTAATTCAGCGTTGGCTTCGGCATCTATCTGAACTGCTGCTACACCTAGGCCAGCTGATACTCCTGGAAGAGTTGCAATGGCCTGAGCATTGACAGCAGCTGTACCTATGCCAGCCGTTGCCTGTAAACCAGTTACATTTACATCAATTGATAAAGGTTCGCCCCAGGCTCCTAGATCCCAAGTACCTCTGCCCCATCCTGCTTGCATTAGATTATTCTCCTGCGGCCCTGGAGGGGTTCAAAGGTGTTTAAAGATTTTTGATTCGTTGAAAAACTCGTTGGATTCGGTCTTGAGATTCGGGGGCTTTGATTGATTGCTCCGCCATATCTTCTTGTTTGCGGTACCACTTCGTCCAGCTGAAGTCCTTCGATGCCCTTGGCAAGTCCTCTTGTATCTTCTTTGACTGGTTTGAGTTCATTGTAACCTACACTATTATCTATTCTTGTATAGCCGTCTGCTATACCTTGCGATTTGAGTATATCATAAGTTTGAGTTGGTTTGTTACCTACTTCATCAATATATTCAAAAGGAACCAGTCGGCCAGTTTTAGAAAATCTGTAGAGCATTCTTGCCCTGGCTTCATCGGGTGGAACCACCACATCTACAATGTCGATCTCATAATCTTTCTTTTTCCAGTAAGTAACCATGTCTGCAACCTTATCGACTTCATCGCCTACAGTTGGAACTACCACATTGTCGCCTTTGAGGGCCACAATTTCTCTAAGTTCAGCTGTTATATCTTTTGATTCTCTGTGGACAGCATTGGTTCCCTGGCCGCCTTTATATTCAGGTAATACTTTTTTGGCTTCATCGGGATCTAAAATCGTTGCATTTATTTTTCTAGCTATTGGGTTTGATATTGAGCTCTTGCCTGAGGCTGGCGGGCCTAAAACAATCACGGCTCTCTTGGCCTCCCCTTCGGCTCTTGGTCTACCGCCATAAGCTAGGCCATCGTCTGTCCAACCAAGTTGTTTGGATGTAATGTATAAATTCTCTAACCCATTGTCATAGCCTTGAACTTGTTGATCGCCAAAATTAAAAACTCTGTTATTTCTAAATTCGTCTGTGCCATAACCTTCAAAAGTGTTAGTGGGTG